CGCTTGAAACTGCAGCTCTTTAATTGTTCCAATTTGGCTGGTAAGTTCAATTTCACGCGTCAACCCACGCAGCCGATCTTGAATCTGCTGCTCCGCTTGCGCTGCTTGCTCTGCCGCCCTGCTAGCACCACCGCCTGCTGCGCGACCGCCGCCGCCGCCTACCGTGGCGCCTACAGGCGTACCCATGGCATTGCCTATTGGTGCTGGTGCAGCGGCAGTGCCAGCCTTCACATCAGACTGCAGTTGAGCACGCTCGCGGCGCAGCACAGCTAGGTTGCGATCAATGCTGCCGCGTTGCCGGCCAGTTGCTGTCTCACGCTGGCCTTGTAATCCAGCAATCTGCTTGTCCTTTTGCGCTAATAATTTGGTAGCAGCAGCAACTTGAGTTGCACCACCACCTCTAGCTGCGCCGCCTACTTTCTCCGCTTCACTTCTGTAGCTAGCCAATGCAGATATAGCAACGCCAATACCTGCTGCTAATGCAACCCATGGGCCAGCCGCTGCAATAGTTGCAATAGATAATCCACCTAGCAGGCTGATAACTGCACTAATTGCTGGCGCCAATGCAACAAATGCAGCAGTAAGGCCAACTGCTGCTGCTATTAATGTTTTGATTGGGCCAGGCAGCTTGCCAAATAATTTTAAGACTTCAGTTCCAACTTTTAACAGTTCAGTGATAGCCGGCGCCAGCTCTGTGCCAATCGCTTCAGATAGTCCCCCCAATGCATTTTGGAATTTTTGCGTTGCGGTAATATTTGCCGCTACGTCTTGGCTGTATTTATCGCGCAGTTGCTTGGTAGCTTGGATGATTAGATCCGCGCTTAGCTTGCCGTCTTTGGCAAGCTCCCTGATTTGCAGGCTAGATACACCAGCGGCTTTTGCTACTTCATTCAACAATTCAGGCAGTGTTTCGCTGATTGTTTTTAGTTCGTCACCAGTCAAACTGCCGGAACCTAGCGCTTGCGAAAGCTGATACGATGCTGCTGCCGCCTCTGTAGAACTTCTGCCGGTTGCAACAAGTGCAGAATTAAGACCTTCGTAAACCGCGACAATATCATTCAACGATCTGCCTTGCGCACCAAGTCTAGACGCAAGGCTGCCAAGTGCGCCAGCAGTGTCAGTCACGCTTACTTCAAACTTATTAGCGAGCCTTTCAGCCTCTTGCTGTGCGCCGGCAAATTGCCCATACTCTTGAGTCAATCTTGACAGTCGCTTTTGCGCAAGCGCCAATGCTTGCGCATCGCCAAACGCTTTGCTGACAGCAGCCGTTGCACCGATGCTTGCTAAAACGCCACGCAAACCGCCAAGTGCTTTAACAGCTCCAGCAGCGCCTGATTGCAACTTGCTGAATGCACTTGACTGTTTAGTAAGTGCAGTGGTTAGATCGGTAGTGGCCCGCTGCGTTGCCTGCGCACCTTGCTGCACTTGCCGCAGCTTGCTGACAGCACCGCGGCTGTCAACATTAATGGCGACATTAGCAACAACCGACACAACCGACCTACCGTCTTCGTTTCATTCTACGCTCCTGCTCTTCGTTTTGCAGCTCAAAATATGCTGACCACAAAAGTAATTCTTCCATGGTCACTTCTTGATTGAGCCGAACTAAAGAGTAGCCCAGCTCTTTTGCGATGCTAAGCTGCAACAACAGCAGGTTATCTTTACTTAGCTCCCGCTTTAATGCTTTTCATATCCACCTCTACCTCTTCAGGGTTGGTGATAATCGCAAGCATCAGTTGCTGAAGATCAGCATCAGCTACTTCATTTTTCAATTCAGCCGCATCACCTGCGGCAAATAACCGCTGGCCAGCTTCATCGGCTGCCTTCATGATCAGCAGATTCAATGCAAACCCATTGGCATCATCACCGCCAGGCATCTTCTGCGCACGTTCACGTTCGGCCATAGTGAGCGGTGATGCCCACATCTCAAAGACAGTGCCATCACCCAGGGTAACGGCACGCTTTACAGGTGTGAGGTTAGCTGCTTTCTTGAGCCTAGTTAATGCGGAGCTTGTCATGCGGTCGTACTGAAGTCAAACGTAGGAACGCCAGATGGCCTAAAGGTAATTTCTACCTGCTGGGCATCATCTGGGTTGATGTTAAGACTAGCACTAAGGAGTACCGCATCCATTGCGATGCTGCGGCTAAGTGCTTCAGTGCCTTGCTTGTCGGTGTACAGCTTGAAGCCGCAACCTACTTGCTGGCGCTGGAGCACGTCTTCCACCATCCGGTTGGATAGTGCAGCATCTTCATTGGTGACGTAGACCGTAGCAGTGCCGGTACCATCAGCAAAGCCAGGGATGTAAGCGCGGAATGGCGCATACTGCCCAGCAGTTTGCCCGATGGTGGTTACGTCGATCTCAGCGCGGCTGATTTCAAATGACCATGATTGCACCTGACCAACTGCGGCATAGGCGGCGTATTCAACTTGGAACTCATTAGGAGCTACAGCAGTGCCATCGTCCGTAATAGTCAGGATGCTGCCGCCGAGGGTTGCCGATACAGTCAGCGCACCAGTGGCCGCAGTGTAGGTGAGCACATAGTAGGTGGTAGCAGCAGTGATGCCAGCGGGCAAGGTGCCAGTACCAGCGCCGCCGGTTTGGCTATTAACAACCGAGAACACAACCGGATCACCAACCTTCAAGTTCAGGTATGGCTGAATGGTGATCACATCAGTGGCGACAGTAACACCAGCTTCAGGGAAGGTGCCGGTGGTGCCAGCAGGTTTGTAGTAGAGAGCGCCGGACGTACCGGACAGAACAGTGATGGCCATTGTTGTGAGCGGTAGTGGCTGCGTTCAGTCTACATACGCCTCAAACGTTGCGGTAAGTTGTGTTTGATAGTACGGTTGCGGTGCGGCTGGTGTTACCTGCGCTGGACCAGATGCTGGATCAAAGATGATGCTGGAGAATTTGGCGCGGTCAAATAGATCCTTGACGCGCTCGGCAATCGTAAAGTTGGTAGCCGTGCCAGCCCCAATGGGGGTAAACACATTCACCACCAGTGTGCCATTCTGACGGTTGAAACCAACATTACCAGTTGGCAGCAGCGTGGCATAGGCATTATCGCCAAACCGTATGAACGCTTGCAGCCATGGTGTGTTGTTAGGCGGCGTGAATGGTACGTTCTGATAGCTGACAGGGTATACCGGCGCCTTAGCCAGCTCCGCTGCAATGCGGCCCTCGATGGCAGCGCGGATGTCGTTGTAGGTGCTGCTCATGATTCCCTGCCAATGCGTGCTGCTGCAATTCTGACGCGGCCTTGGACATCTTTAGCAACGCCTTGCACCCAACCGGCTGGTGCTTGCTTGCTGCTGCCATTAGCTAGCGGTTCCGCATATGGCAGGTTGTTATGGACTGAGTAAATGTTGCCTAGCTTCTCTTCGCCATATCCAATACGGTCAATTGGAATAACGCTTTGCACGGTGCGTTCGGTGACTTCGCTTTTGTCATAGTCACCATCTGGCTTACGGCCGCCTGATGCAGAGTTTTCGCCCACCTGCCAACTAACGCGGAATCTGCCGGTATCTACTGGGCTGGCGGCTTTAAGCAATGAGTCGGTATCAAACACCGCTGCACGCAGCAGTTTTTCCATTTGGTCTTCGCAGTACCTACCAATTTCGCCAACGCGGATAGTGCGTGCCATTAGTCTCTTAGGATCAGCTCGTAGGTGATCGGTTCATTATCCTGCTCGATGGTGCGGACCTGAATCACCTGCAAAGTGCGGTTGCTGATGATGACACGATCCGCCATCGTTGGTGGTGCTGCGATTAGATCTGCTGCTGCAACAATCAACCGCTTATCACCAGCTTGGATCAGATCATTCACCTCACGCAAGTTCACATCTTCCAGTACACCACGTAGCTCGGTGTCGCTGGTGGTTTCACTGACAGTGCCGGTAGTCGGGTTGTAAACGCCAGGTGTGACACGACGGATAATTGCTTCACCGCCAAAGCGTGCCATCAACTTGCTGGCAACCTTACGTAGTGGTACAGCTAGAGTCATACCATTAGGTTAGCGCAGCTAGGCAATGCTCTCTACATCATATCGTCTGCGGCTATCTGGCATCTGCGCCAAGATCGTGCGGTCGCAACCAGTGGAGCTAGCAGATCGCATATGGGCATCCAAACTAGGCGAGGTTAATCGCACTGCTGCAGCGATGTTGCGTCAGGCGCAACGCAGTGCTGCTAACCCCAACATGGCAGAAGGCAGCATGGATGCCTTCCTGAACGATCTAGATCTTGGCGGCCAGCCAAAACGACGGTTTGACGGTCCTGATGATATTGCTGATTGGTTTAGACGGGATGATTCGTCAGGCTGGCGCCAACGGGACTAGCGCATCAATGAACTCCTGTGGCAGGTCGTATTCGGCGGCAATTCCCTGCACCGTAGTGATCAATTCTTCAGTGATCAGCTCCAGTGCAATGGCAGAGAGCCAAGAATTCAAAAACACACGACTATCGCCTTCGCTAGCATTTTGCAGACCAACCACTAAGCCGCCATACAGTCCGGGTGCAGCTTGCAGCACAGCACCGAGCATCACATTGATGGCAGGCATAGCCATGATGGCTGCACTAAAGTCCACCCAGCGAGGCGTTGGAATTGGGGGAGGAAGTGCTTCGATCACATAGGCGCCATCTACCCACAGGAGCTGCTCGGTGGCAGCGTCGTAGGCAGGCTCGGTGTATGGGCCAACGTAGCCGGCGTCTGCTATTTCCTCAACGGTGAAGCTAGCAGGCTCGGTTCGCGTGAAGCCGTTTGACAGCCGTATGCGGAATGGCAGCGGGGCTGGGCGTTGGTTGCGAAAAGAGTAAAGCATTAGTAACCAAAGCGAGCTTTTTCAGCATTATAGTTTTGCGTAATTTCAGCGGTAGTTAGCACTCTGTTATAAAAACTTACAACGGCAATATCACCATCCCATCTTCTATCATAATTAGGAGCCTGGAATGCCCCAATAACTGTAGCGCCTGAAGTGATTGCCCTATAAGTAGTAAAAGTGCTATCCAAAGAGCCATTGATTGAAAGGCGGGTAGCGCCAGACTGGCTCGTGATAGCTATGTTATACCAAGTGTTTGTAGCAATAGTTAAGTTGCTAAAATTTGTGTTTCCATTCCAAATAAGGACCGCAGTATTTGTGGTCGCAATGCCAAGTTGATCATTGAAAGAAGTAAAAGCCCTTCTTTCCCCCGAAGTGGTATCAAGCCTGACCCATGCGTTGAAGGTAAAGCTAGACAAAGCGGGAAGAGTGGAAGTTGCGCGATCATCGCCTCCATCAAAATTGATTATTCCGCCAAATGCGCTACTAAATACCGGTCCATTTACAAGTGTTGCATCATTGCCGCCAGTACTAATATCGGTCCATGCAGAGCCAGTTCCTGGGTATGACGTGGCTATTCCTGCGTCAAGATATTGCACTAGCCCGTTCAGTACTACAGGCGACGACCCTGGCCATTTTTGATTTCTATAGGCTTCCAATTGCTCCCTTGCCGTCCACACGCCTGGCACGGAAGAAGCAAGCATTGTCTCTCTTGTTTTCCCAATAAGCCCACCATTAAAGCCAATCATCAAGAAATCTCCTCATAGCCGATGACAAGCTCAAGATCACTTGCGACGCTTGCTAAAGCCCGAATGCTGTCACCTTCTTCCAAGTAAAAATAAGTGTCTTTACTACTAATGATTTGCGTGGCATTAGCAGGTACGGTAATCGTCTTAGCTAGGTAGCGATCAGTGGTGCCATCGTAAATACTTACGCTGATGTCTGCCTCGCTTGAGCCGTCCACATTGGCGCAAAAAATTGAATTGATCTTTAGCACCTTGCCACTTGCTGCGCTATTCGCCAGTGCATTAGCCAGCGAAGTGGTCACGGCATATCGCGCCGTCCTGCCGGTGATCGTAGTGGGGCTTTTAAGGTTCGGAGCAGTCATTAGAAGATCATTCCAGCGATTACAGGATCAACGCCAACACTACCACCGCCACCAGTAGCTGTCAGCGTGCCGGCGCTCAGGGTCAGGCCGGAGCCAACTGAGATCTCCTCAATCGCTCCGGTGCCTGCGGTACTCCTGCCGAGCAGCTTGCCGCTGCTCAGGTTGGCGCCAATTGCCGAAGCCAGTTGGCCGACGACGTCAATGCCATTCAGGAACTTTCTTGCCATCAGCCAAGTACAACAACGCGGAACTGGTTAGACGAGGGTGCAGTGGCAAAGACCAGCGTCACCGTGTTAGTGGTGGTGTGCTCGACGTCGCACTCGACTTCGTCATAACTACCTGAGTTGCTGTAGATCGCTACTGTAATGTCACGAGTGGCTAGGTTATGGGTGATCGTGTAGCTGGTGGCAGAGCCATCACCAAAGGATGCGGCATACCGCTTAGGTGCACCGCTCCAGGTCTTCAGCTTGAGCGGGGTGACGATGCGAGCGTCATCAGTACCGGCGTCCACCTCTGCCTGCGTGGCCAGCTCAGCGATGCCAGCGGTGCTCTCTGATGCGCTAGGAGCACTGGTGCCAAATGCACCCCACACCACATCGTCAACATCAATGGTGCCGTTGACTTCGGTCTGACGGAAGCTGCTGTCGGCATCGGTGCCCTCCTCAATAGAGATTACGGCCTGTTCCAGCTCAGGAAACGTAGAAGCATCCGGCGACCGGGTAGCAGCGGTAGACGCACCGTTCCAGACGTAGATGCCGTTCTGTGATGCGGTGGTCTGCGAGCGCACCAGGACCCTGTCCTGGCTGGCCATCGTGATGCCATCAATCGTTGCGCCAGGCGCGGAGAGATCGATGTTCCCCTGGGTGCTGACCCTGGCCGAATCCTTCCACGCCAGGCCCTCTACGGCGCTGTCCACATAAGACTTGGGTACGGCGTCGCCGGCCGATGTCGGATCAGGCAGATTGACGACCTTCGACACCGACTGCATGTCGATGTTGGTAAAAAACTTGCGTGCCATGAGAGGTGCTCAGAGAAGGCGGGCTAGCCCAGCGGTTGCTGGACTCAGTGTAACTACGGTTTGATTGACTGTTGGGTGCGCTATGTCACCGTCAATTTCTTGGCTGCCGGAATCAAGCAGTTCTACTGATGGTCGGAATCCTAGGTTGTGGTTGATGGTCCACGTGGTGGCTGGTGATGCCTGCGTGTAAACAAAAGCCACGCCGCTGCCGCCGGGGCCTTGCGGGCCAGCAGTGGTTACGGTGACAACAGTAGTGTCGCCCTCGGTGACGGTGACCGTGTTAGTTACGGCTGTGACGTTTACAGAGGTCATGCTGTGTACCCCTCCGACACGTAGATGATTCCTTCAAGGTAATACTCCTTCAGTCCGCTTGGGTTGGTAAGCAGTACGTCGTAGTAGACCTCGTTGGGCAGCGTCGCGGTTTGTTCATCGGTTAGCGCAATGGCAATAGTGCCAGCAACGCGGTCGGTGTAGGCGACGGTGAAGTCAGCGTATTTTGTGCTGCGGTCCTGATTCCACACTTGGGCTGCAACAGTCCATCCTGTTAAGTTGATGGCTGCGCCAGTGCTGTCGTCAAATTGCAGCGTGATGCTGTGGTCTGCCCGGCGTTGCAGCGAAAAGTTGTATTGGCCGGGGGAGATCGCCATTAGAGCCTATAAGCAACAACCGAACCAGATGCTAGATCGATGCTGGTAAATACACCTTCCAATTCGCAACTAGCATTAAGAACCACGCTGGTTAATGCATTGCCAGTATAATTCATTGCAATTAACTCTGCTATAACGGTATCCTCAAGCGCCACGATTTTGCCAAAGCGCCCAGTATGCGGATTGGTGTCGCTGATGTATTCAGCGCCGGGATAGGCGTAACCCATAATCAGCTCCTTTTAATGGCAACATTGCCTGGTCCACTTATTCTAAGGCCTATCAGGTACCGTTCCATCAATGGTGGCACCTTATCCGCACCAACAGCACCAAAGCCAACGTTAGGCGTCACATCAAGGCTGCCGATCTTGACATTCTTGTAATCCTCAAGACCACTTAAGCCAAGCGCATCGGTGTTGTTGTGCAGGAATACAGCAAGTGATACCTGAGCGCGTTGGATTTGATCTGGGATTTCGGTATCGGTAAAATAGTCCGTTGTGATCCTAAAGGGAAACCCAACCGCATAAGTATTGATGTAGGTATCTGGTTTTCGTACACCAGTACGGGGCCACTGCAATGATTGGGTATCAGTAGCGCGAGCACCAAGAAAACGTTCACGATCTAACCTCTGCGTAGCTGTGTACAATGCCCGGTTACGGCTATCGGTATTGCCGCTGCCCCAGTGTTTTACATCAGCATCCTCGATCATGCCGTCAATGATCGCCTGCGCTTCTGCTAGCGTCACGTACGAGTTTGCGTTTGCGGCCCCTGGTGTGGCCACGATTACTACTGCCATTGTCCGGCTCCGTTGGTATTAGTGTAGGCTCCGCAATAGGAAGAGAGGCCACTTCCGTAGAAGCAGCCTCATGGTTACGCAGTCGCCGGAAAGCGAACAGTCCCATCAGGAGCTGGCGCCTTTCAGAGCAACGAAGTTCAGCACGATGGCTTCACTCAGCGAACCGCCAGACACGTTGCCAACAGTGATCTTGAAAGATCCTGCAGCAAGGGTGTTGGCCTGCACGACATAAGCACCGGCAGTACCGGCGGAGCCGTGGTTCACAACGACCACATCAGTAGCCGAAACTTCGCTGTTGGTCACGGTGAAGGTGACCTCGGCGCCATCGGCCAGTGCGGCGTTGTTCATGGTGATTTGACCCGAAGCGGCGTTCAGGGTCACACCAGTTGACTTGTTGGTTGCCTGGGTAACAGTGCCGCCTTTGGCGGGACCGACCAGTTTGCCAGCAGTTGCTTCAAATACGGATGCCATAATCAGTCGCCTCAATCCATGTTGGAAGTATTGGTGGTGCGCACGATGCCGAGGTTCTTCAGCTCGTACACCTTCGACCAGTTAGCAACCGTTTCGAGCTGAGCGCGAGTCGGGTTGGTTGTGGTTACTGCCCACTTGGCACCAACAGGGTGGTAGCAGTAGTGCAGGTCGATCGACATGGCATCGCTCTTGGCGAGGATGTCACGGTCGGTTTCGGTCTGCATTGCCATCTGTTCGCCAGAGGCGACAGCACCTTGAGTGAAGAAGTAGGTGGCGTACTCAGTGGTAGAACCGCTGCCAGCAGTTTGCACGTCATCGGAAACAATTACGCGCAGACCCATGAATGTGGGAACTGCAACCGAGCCGAACGCAGGAGCGGTCGAACCTTGAGCAGCAGCCGTATCAGGGGCGCCGGTGTTGTCGTAGATGAAGTCAATAGCGCGACGCTCAACGAGGTCGTAATAGACCTTGCTATGCACGCACATGGCAGCCAGCTTGTCACCTTGATCGCCCAAGAGTGCGCGAGCTTCAGCAACGTGGCGTGGGCTCAGAACAGTCGGGGTATCGCCGGACTCACCATCAATGGTCAGGTCGAAGAAAGCAGCGCTGCTGCTGGTGCTACCCAAGCTGCCGAACACACCGCCGAGGCAGGACAGCAAGTCCTTCTGGCGCTGGTTGGCAACATAGTCAGCAATCTTGGCGCCGATAGCGGCCATAGGATCGGAACCAGCAGCCAGAGCGGCCAGATCACGAGCCTCAAAAGCACGACCACGGTGCAGGATCACGCCGACTTGCTTGTCAGCAGTGATTTTGCCAGGCGTCAGCGAAGAGCTGTCAGACAGCACCTCAAAGTCACCAGACAGGTTGGCCTTCCAGAAAGGCACATTGATAAAATCACCACCCTCAGAAGCATTCAGCTCCGCCAGAGGCTGCACCACACCGGAAGCCAGAAAGGCATCACGCTGGGTTGTCTGCTCAAGGACGTAGGGGGTGAATACTTCTGGAATGATGATGTCAGAGCGAAGGGTCGCCATGAGTCATCCTCAGAATTGGTTTACGGTGTGGGCGCAGCCCGATCACCAGCGCAGCCGGTTGTTGATAGCTTAGCGTGCTGCAGCAGCTTTTAACCGTTCGTACATATCCCGATCTGTACGGAACAGCCTTGATTGTTCGGTCAAGTTAAATGATTCCTGCATGAATGGGTTTTTGATGCCAATAGGAAGACTGCTGCTGGCTTGAGATCCTGGTGCGCCACTGCCTTGTGGCTTAGGTTGCTTTTGCATCCATGCCGGTAACGTCTTGGCCCATTCGCTGACCGGTGTGCGTTGGTAGCCATCGACCACCACGACCGTGCCATCTGGATCGCGTTCAATTTGATCGCTGCTCAACTTGGTTTTGAGCACCATGTCAGGATCGTGGACGATGTCAGCTAATGCCGTAACGGCTGGTGTGATCAGTTCTAGCTCTTTGACACGGGTTTCAAGATCTGCGATGCGCTGGTCCTTTTGCGCCGTCGCCTCACGGTACTGCTGCTCCAGAGCTTGCCTTGCTTCTTGGTACTTACCTTGTGATTCAAGTTCGGACTGTTCAGCGCGACGTTTGAATTCGAGGAGTTCGTCAACATCAACACCATCAGGCAGTTTTTTTGATTTAGCTACACGTAACTCAGCTATCAGCTCTTGGTTCTTGCGTTCCAATGCTTCGATACTGCGTTGCATTGCATCAGTCGCCGCAGGCTCCTGTGCTTGGTTTTCTTCAGACATGGATTACCCGCAGGGTAAATTACCCTTCTAGGTTACCATTTACTGCGGTCTGCCCAGTAAGCTGCCGACATTTTACCTTTGGCAATATTGCTGGCATGTCTAGCCTTAAATGATGCGCGACGCGCCTTTGCTGCGGCTGATTCACCTTCACGTGGCGGGCTACCGCTAACGCCTTGCTGGCCAAAACGTATCAGCTTTATGGTGTCACCTTCTTTAGCAAGTACAACATGCGATTTCTTCGGATGCTTAGGCGTCCGCTTTGGCTTGTTGTAGCCACTGAATTGTTCGCCGCGGTAGGTGATCACTTTTTCTTCTTACCCTTGCGGCTTTTACCGGCTTTTGCGAGGGCGATTGCTACGGCTTGCTTTTGCGGTTTGCCCGCTTTCATCTCCGCTTTGATGTTGGCTGATACTACATCTTTGGATTTGCCCTTCTTGAGTGGCATGACGCCATTCAGCAACTGTAATCAGTGTACCGCCATCTGCAGTAGCCCAACCTTTATCGGTGTAGATCGCCGGCACCCATGCATCGCCCACAAGCGCCTCAACTGGGTCAGAGCTGATATAGAAAATGCCACGGTTACCAAAATGCCGGAGGCTAGGCAGGTCCATATCGTTTGCGGAGCTGCTCTAATGTTACCTCTGCGCCATCATCCCGCACTAGCTTTGCGATGGCATTGCGTGGGCCATACTTATCGGCAAGACGGTTGAAGTATGCAACCTTGCCGGGGCCAAGCGCATCAGCTTGCACGCTACGCGGCTGCTTAGCTAACCATTCGCCATAGCTTTGGTTGATTGGCACCTGGCCATCTTTGCTAGCGCGTGTGGCTGTTGTTGATGGCGGCAGGATGTCTGGATCGATGATTGGCACTGTGGTACTGCGGCAGTTGAAATGCTGCGGTGGCATCGGACCACGGCCATATTCAAATTCACGACCATCTAATGCTGCGCACCTTGCGCTAGTCCTAGTATCCAGCGTGGCGACATATCGATATTTCTTGGTGATGTCTTGGTTTGCTTCATACACCTGCTGGCTGGCGGTATTAGCCACCTGGTTGATGCTGGTGCGAACTAGAGCCATGACTTGGTTGTCGGTTACGGATGTCAGCTCGCCACCAGCAGCAATGATCTTCCGAAGCGGCTTGGTGATCATTCGCGGCTCTTGGCCGAATGTCAGCCGTTGCCCGCTGCCCTCTAGGCTCCCGATCAACCGCTTGGCA